CTACCCGGCCGTGCCTTGCCCGTCGGCGCTTTCCGACTCCGAATAGCTTCGTCTCAGCGCCGCTTCAAAGAATTCGTCAGTGTCAAAGCTCCCCTTTTGCTCCTTTTTCTCCTCTTTTTTTCTTCCCCTGCCGAAGGCAGCCCCGCGGCCCGCGCCGCCCTTCCCGGCGCTGCCGCCATTCTCATTATCATATACATAATCATTATCATTTTCATTATCATTATCATTTAGGTAACGAGTGGTAACGTCCGGTAACGTGTCGTGCTTTTGGTAACGATTGGTGGCGATATTTCGATTCTTCTCGCACATTTGTTTGTATTTCTCATTATCGCGGTCAAGCTGATCCCGCATGAACGAGAATGCCATGAATGCGGCAGGCGACAGCTCTTCGGGCTCCTCATCGGCGATCTGGTAACGGAACAGCGCCGTGATCAGCCTGCCCCGTTCATCCATCTCAAGCTGGTCGAAATATCCGGCGTATTCCGTGTAAAGTAGGAACGTGTTTTTCTTTTTCGTAGTTGTCATCTCCTTTATTCAAACTAATGTTCGTTTATTATACCACCATTCATTCGTCGTGTCAAGTGGTGCGATCGGTGAATACAGACTCGGATAATTGGCGATAATTGGAATGCCATCAGAAAGTCGAACTTAGGGTGCCCGGGCCGGTTATTTCCGGCTAAAATTCCGCTTTGTCGTTTGACATACGCCTGTATGCCTGCACTCCAAAACGAAATTTTATCTCGAAACTACCTCGACCGGGGAAGTTTGAAATAGTAATTTTTGTTCTGACCAGCCCGAAGCTCAGGACGAAAAAGACATTGGGACCACCCTGAGTTCGACTCTCTGATGGCATACAACTATAGGAGGCAACATATGCAGAGAGGCTTTCAGAAACGGATGTACTACGTGCGGGACACGGGATCGCGGCTGTTCGGCGAGGCGTATTTCGTGCTTCGCGAGGGACTTGACGGCGAACGGATCCGCGAGAATGACCTTGCGGCTGAGGCGGATCGCATCCTCAGGGAGCGATTCTTCACGCCCAAGAGGCGGTGGAGGCGGCCGCGGCTCGTTTCGGTGGGGCTGTTCGTGCTCGGGGCACTCATCGGCGCTGTGCTTGCGGGGTGGGTGATCTGAGGACGCTCGGGGGACGTCTGTCCCCTAATTCTTCCCTCAAAAAGAGGGGGGGTTGACAAATCAAAACAAATGTGCTATAATATTACACGAACACGAGTTCGGGACAGAACAACCCCAAAATATTTTGAACGGAGGTGGTCGATTGAGGGAAGATCCGATAATACTTGTGAAGGAATTTGCCCGTGATTTTTGCCTTGGAAGGGCGATGGACGCGGCAGGCTACATCGGACGCGGCAGGACGTACAGAGCAGTGCGGGATATTGAGGCGCATGCCGACGCGATGCGCGACGAAGTAGTAGGCGAACAAATGTCCAAGATTATCAGGCAAAAAGAACGGATTCTCGGCGAATACGAGAAAATTGCGTTCGCGGATGACGACAGTGTGCGCACCGCGGACAAGCTGAAGGCGCTTGAGCTGTACCGTGCCCTTTCGGGCAGTGCGGAATCGGGGCGCGAGGGTACGATCATCGTGAACTACGACTACGGGGAGGGCTCTGCATGACGGACGCTCGAATGCTCGACGTGCCGTTCAACTCCTGCTTCAGGGAGGCGAACCGAACCCGTGCGAGGTACCGTGTCCTTTGCGGCGGCGCAGGCTCGGGCAAGAGCTACAACGTGGCGCAGGACTTCATTCTGAAGCTGTCGGACGCGCGGCACAGGGGTGCGAATCTGATGGTGGTACGCAAGACGGAGGCTGCCGGCAGGCAGAGCGCATTTGCGGAGCTGTGCGCGGCTGTGCGGCGCATTTTCGGTGACGGATGGGAGAAGGTGTGGCGCATCGGGCGCGAGCCGATGATGCTTGAGTGCCTTGCGACGGGGTGCGTCGTGATCTTTCGCGGAATGAAGGACGCGTCGCAGCGTGAGCGTGTGAAATCGGTATCGTTCGAGCGCGGGAAGCTGACCTGGATCTGGTGCGAGGAGGCGACCGAACTTGAGGCGGAGGATTTCGAGATCCTTGACGACAGGCTTCGCGGCGATCTTGCGGAGCTGAATCCGGAGCTTTACTATCAGATCACGCTGACGTTCAATCCGACGGCTTCGGGGCACTGGCTGAAGCGGCGGTTCTTTGACGCGGCGCCCACGGAGGACGTATTCGTACATCGGTCGGTGTACGGTGACAACCGTTTCATTGACGGGGAATACGCCGCGCGGATGGAGCGTCGTCGGGAGCATGATCCGGATGGGTACAGGGTATATGCATTAGGAGAATGGGGCGGTCTTGGTGAGGGGCTGATCCTGCCGCATTTTGAGGTGGCGGATCTGTCGTTTGCCTCACCCGAGAGGCGTTGTCTCGCACAAGACTTCGGGTACAATCATGCGAATTGTATTCTTGAGGTGGGCGAGAGAGACGGCGCTGTTCTCGTGATGCGTGAGCTGTATGTTCGCGGGCTTGACACGTCCGAGATCATTTGTCGGGCAAGGGAGGCGGGGTTCCCCGCGGAGCTTGTGATGTACTGTGATTCGGCGGAGCCCGATCGGATCAAGACGTGGCGGCGTGCGGGGTACCGTGCGGTCGCGGCGAAGAAGGGTGCCGGGTCTGTGGCGTCGCAGATCGACTATTTGAAGGGGCGGCGGCTGATCGTGGACGGGAGCTGCGTGAATCTGATTCACGAGCTGTCGGAGTGGCGGTGGATGCGTGACACGGCGACGGGTGAATTCATGGACGTGCCTGCTCCATCGGCGGATGATGCGATAGCGGCTCTGCGGTATTCGGTGGAGCATTTCCGCCGTCGGATCCGCACTGCTGACAAACGATTATTCGGCCTCTAGCCGGGTAGCACCCGGTGGCAGGGCACGGTGGAGTGATGCTGTAACAGATGTACACTGTCGAACGTGACGGTGTTTGTGGTGTGGCACAAACACCTGAATACCGCCCGGTCGGCAAGCGCCGACAGGCAGGGCACGGCATAACTTCACTTGAAGGATGAAGCGTATCTCACGACCATACTCCCGATGATCCCCTAAGGGACATCGGGCGGAATACCACCCGGAGCCCGGGCTGGCAAGGCTCGGCATAACTTCACTTGAAGGATGAAGCGTATCTCACGACCATACTCCCGATGATCCCCTAAGGGACATCGGCGCCCGGAGCCCGGGCAGGCAGACTTCGGTGGAGTGATGCTGTAACAGATGTACACTGTCGAACGTGACGGTGTTTGTGGTGTGGCACAAACACCTGAATACCTCCCGGAGCCCGGGCTGGCAGGGCTCGGTGGAGTGATGCTGTAACAGACGTACAGACAAGGGTGAAGGCATCTCCCCGCCCTTGGTATTCTCCCCACCATCACTTAGGTATCATCCACGGCAACAGCCCCTTTTTTATTGCCCATTTACCCGAACTATTGTTCATTATTCGGCGTGATACGCCAAACATATTTTTACTATCGAAAGGAAAACAACACTAACATGCACGTTAAAGAATTACAGGAGCGCCTTGAGATCTTCAGGCACACCGAGCTGCCGAGACTCCGCAAGCTCTCGGCGTACTTCCTCGGAAATCACGCCATTCTGTCCGATTCCAAGGACCCCGGCAAGCCTCAGAACAGGCTCGTCAACAACTTCTGCCGTTCCATCACCGACTCCACCGTCGGCTACTTCATGGGCATCCCCGTCACCTACGCCTGTGATGACCGCGAGACTCTCACCGAGGCGCTGAGACTTTGTGCCATCAACGACGAGGCGTTCGTCAACAGCGCCCTCGCGGGCGATCTTTCGGTCTTCGGAAGAGCGTGCGAGCTCTTCTGGTGCGACGCGAACGGCGACGCCAGATTCGCCTCCGTCTCTCCCGAGACGACCTTTCCCATCTTCTCCGAGGACGTGTGCGAGACTCTTGAGGGTGCCGTGCGAACTCTTCACCGTTACGATGGCTCGACCGTGATTCAGTACATGGATCACGAGGGCATCTACGATTTCGAGGACAAGAACGGCGTTCTTACTCCGATAAAAGAAACCGAACATTATTTCGGGACGGTGCCTGCAAACTTCTACCGTAACAACCGCACGATGACGGGTGATTTTGAGCCTGTTATTTCCCTGGTGGACGCGTACAACAAGCTGCAGAGCGAGAGTGTCAACGATTTCGAGCTTTTCGCGGACAGCTACCTTGCGATCTCGGGCATGGGCGGCACGACCGTGGAGGACGTGGAGAAGCTGAGGCGCGAGAGGGTGCTGCTGCTTGACGACGGCGGCGAGGCGAAGTGGCTGACGAAGTCGGTCAACGACAAGTACATTGAGAATCTGAAGTGCCGCATTGCGTCGGATATTTACCGATTCTCGGGCACGGCGGACATCGCGAACGTGGACGGCGTCGGCAGTCTGACGTCGGGCGTGGCAATGAAGTACAGGCTGATCAATTTTGAGAATCGCGTGGCGGTGACGGAGCAATTCTTCCGCCGCGGACTGATGAGGCGATTCGGGGTGATCGGCTCACTTTACAACGCCTTCGGCAGAGAATTTGACTGGCGCGGGCTGAAGATGACGTTCACGAGAAATCTTCCGGGCAACTGGGAGGCTGCGGCGGAGCTTGCGGTGAAGCTTGACGGGATCGTGTCCCACAAGACTCAGCTTGAGCTGCTGCCCTTCGTGGAGAACGCGAACGCGGAGATCGTGAGAATGGAGGCTGAGGCGAATGGCTGACATACTTGACGGAATGATGGCGGATTTTGATGAGGCCAAGGCGATCGGGGAGGTCGAGCGCCTCGAAGAGGCTGAGCCGATCGCGGAGGTCGCAAAAGCCGAGGACGCCGAGGACGCTGCGGCGGTGATCGAAGGGCTTCGTGAGAAGCTTCGTGCACTTGAAGAGGAGCGTGAGGCGAGGGAGCGCGAGCTTAGTTGTCTTGAGCTTCTCGGGCGTGCAGGGCTTCCGACAGAGCTTGCGGATGCGGTAAAGGCGTCGCCCGACATGGAGGCGACGGTGGAGCTGATCCGTTCGGCGGTACAGCGGCTTGTGGATGCCGAGGTATCCGAGAGGTGTCGCAGTGCGGCACCGCCCACGGGGATGAAGGCGACTCTCACGAGGGAGGAGCTCATACGGATGCCGGTGGCTGAGCTTCAGCGGATCCGCGACTGCGGTTACATACAACTTTAATACGGACTATGCCGACGGCTACGGGACGGAGGTGGGTGGGAATGGTGCTCGGGCGGGAGCATTCCCCCGTAGCACGGTCGGCTGAGCCGACAGGCAAACTTCGGTGGAGTGATACCGTAACAGATGTACACTGTCGAACGTGACGGTCGGCAAGCACCGACAGGCAGGGCACGGCATTAGTTCACTTTAAGGGTGGAGTGTAGCGCACGACCATGATCCCGATGATCCCCTAAGGGACATCGGGCGGAATACCGCCCGGAGCCCGGGCTGGCATACTTCGGTGGAGTGATACTGTAACGGACGTACACTGTCGAACGTAACGGCTCAGTGCAGAGTCACTTTCGCCTGATCGGGTAGCACCCGTGGGCATGGCTCGGCCCGGAGCCCGGGCTGGCATACTTCGGTGGAGTGATGCTGTAACGGACGTACACTGTCGAACGTGACGGTGTTGATCCCTGAGGGGACAACACCTGAATACCGCCCGGAGCCCGGGCAGGCAGACTTCGGTGGAGTGATACCGTAACAGATGTACACTGTCGAACGTGACGGTCGGCAAGCGCCGACAGGCAAGGCACGGTGCTGAGTGAAGACGCCTTCGGCTAGTGAAGGAGCGAAGACGCCTTCGGCTAGTGAAGTGTGCATCTGCGATGCACGAAAAGGTGGTTTTTACTTTGTAAAAACATTTTATTGGAAACGTTCATCCGAAACTATGTGCAGATTCCTTCACCCTTGTCTGCAGGGACTCCATGGCAACAAGCCGCGCAGACCGTCCCACAGACTCAGAATGCGGGTATCGTCCCGCAAGAAAACCCACGGGGGAGTCCTGAGGGGGTGTCCCCCTTATGGTGCGTTTCCGGGAGTGCAGAGGGAGGTCTTTGCGCAGCTCAAAGACCTCCCTTTGCAAAGAAAGAAATAAAACAAACAATCAGGTATTCTAAAACACAACACAACAACAAACAACAACAAAACAGAAAGGATCAAAAAACTATGGCAAACACAGTATACGAAAATTCAGTTCTCGAGGCAAAGCTCACCGAGCTTATGGATTCCAAGCTCCAGGTCAGAGGTCTCATGACCGTCGACGACAGCCTCACCCAGAATGCAGGTCTCACCAAGACCGTCAACCGCTATACCTACACCGGTACAGTCGAAATGCTTGACGGCGGCGAGGCCAATACCACCGTCGGTTCACTCACCTTCGTTCCCGAGGAGTACACCGTCAAGCGTTACCAGCAGACCTTCCGATACAACGATATGGAGGTCATGAAGGACCCCTCCATCATCGATATGGCTCTGGCGGGCCTTGCCGACGTAATGGCAAATCAGATCCGCGGCGAGTATTTCGACGAGCTTCTGAAGGCGGACGGCAGACACCCCTACGAGGGAGAAAGCCTCGCCTACGGCGACGTCGTGGACGCTCTCGCGGAGATCGGCCGTGAGGTCGAGGACGGACTCTTTATCATCATGTCCGCCGAGTGCCGTGCCGGCATCAGACGCGACCCCGATTTCTCCGCGGCACGCCACGGCGAGGTCATGTACACCGGCCAGTTCGGTACACTCTGCGGAATTCCCGTGCTCTTCTCCAATAAGGTGCCCCAGGGCAAGGCGATCATCACCGACAAGAACGCCGTCAAGCTCTTCGTCAAGAAAGAGGCGGCTCTTGAGCAGGACCGCGACATCGAGACTAAGGTGAACACCGTCGTTTACGAGCGTCACGGACTCATCGCACTGGTGGACGACACCTCCACTGTAGTGCTCGGCCCCGCAGCGGCGACTCTCACCGTCACCGTTGACGACGGTACCCCCACCATCGTCGGCAAGGCGAAGTCCTCAAACCCCGTGTGGTATAAGCTGAACGCAAGCCTGCCTCTCGCAGGAGACAAGATCGACGCGGCACACGGCTGGACTCTGTACACCTCAGGCAAGATCGAGCTTGCCGAGGGCGAGAGTGTCACCTTTGCCGAGTGTGACGCAGACGGAATCTGCATCTCTGCGGGTAAGACCGCGGCGTAAGGCGGTGAGACTGTGACACAGAAGGATAAGCTGAAGCTCTGCCTCGACATCCCGATGGCAGATAAGTCGAAGGATGCACTGCTCGGACTCCTCCTTGACCGTGCCGCATCGTACGTCCTCTCGTACTGCAGGCTGACTCTTATGCCCGAGACACTTCTTGACGTGGCAGTCTCCATGGCGGCAGAGGATTTCGGCAGAATGGGCAGCGAGGGCGTGTCATTCCGCACAGCCTCGGGTGCCACAGAATCGTACAGAGGCGAGTACAGCCCGCAGATCATGTCCAGGCTCAGAGCACACCGCAGACTCGGAGGCCCCGATGCTTAAGAGATCTGAGAGAATGATGAAGGTGTACTCTCCCACCGACGGAGAGCCTGAGTTTCTCGGTCATTATCCCGTGTCGATGAGCTACCGCACCTCCGAGGAGGTTGCTGCGGAGGATATGCTCTACACAAATCTGCGCTTGTCCGTTTACGCGGACAGGTGCAGATCCCCCGAGGGGGGCTACAGGCGCGGAATGGTGCTCGAATCGGATGACGGCAAGGAGAGATACACGGTGCTCGTGCCCGTGATCGCAGGACGGACGTGGATCCTCAAGACGGAGAGAGTCATGTTCGTCGGTGACGGCGTGTCACCGCAGTAATTCTTACAGGTAAAGGAGAGATAAATTGACAAAGTACGAATCAGTTGCAGAAAGGATCGCTCAGATCGCACGCGAGGCGTCGGGAGTACCCGTTGTCCACGCACCGTCGAGCTCGGCAGGCGAGAAGATCATTTACAGATGCACGAACGGCAAGTGCGACGGAGACTACGAGTCGTTCAAGGTGACGATGCGGCACGTCTCCCGTGACGTTTCGGAGGCGTTTCTCAGAGAGAAGCTGGTGACTGCGGCACTGTGCAGGCCCGGAAGCGAGAGTCCTCTCATGACGGATGCGTGTCCCGTGTTCACCGTCAGAAGCGAGGGCGGCGGAAGCGGCTACATACAGCGAACGGGACATTTTTTCGTCATCAGCGTGTACGAGGTGCGACGCAGAATGACGGACGACGAAAGGAGTGGGGATAATGAGTGAGAAAAAAACCGAACGCTTCACGCTCGGTGTCGGCACAGTCTATGCGGCACGCGGCAGAGTCGACGAGCGTGCGCTTGAATCGGAGACTTACAGGACGGGTGACACGGACGGCGCGTGCACCCTCGTGTACGATTATAAAACGAAGGAGCTTCTCGACGTGGAGGGAAAGAGTGCGGGGATCCTCAGATACGCCGAGAAGGTGACTGTCAAGGGGAAGATCCGACGCCTCACGGACGCGGGAATGAAGACGGTCCTTGAGGGCGGAGAGATGCTCTCGGTGCTGCTTGTATGCCCCCTCCCCGGAGGAGACTCCTTCAGACTGCACCTGAAGGGCGGCGTGTGCCGCGGCGTGTCCTTCGGCATCACGGACGGCGGCGGAATGGAGTTTGAGTTCACCTGCAGACGCGGACTCGTCCATCCGAGGCTTAGCCTTGCAATGGCGGGAGGTGCATCGGCATGACGGTATCCATCGGAAACAGTACGGCTGAGCTTTACTTCGGCGGCGGAGTCATCCTCACGAGAATGGAAGCAACGCCTCTCCGCTTCGGCGGAGACGTGCGCCGTCGCCGCGAGTACGCACAGCCCGAGGCGCGTCGGATCACCGTGGAGGGGTATCTCATCTCCACGGCAGAATCGGCTAAGACCAGACGCCGTGAGGTGAAGCTGAGACGAGAGCTCCTCTCGGCGATCACCTCCCCCGTAGGACGATTCCGCCTGAGAGTGGACGGCAGGACGGCAGAGCTGTGCGACGGCGAGGTCACCTACCTCAGAGAAGCACCCCATTCGGGGGATGAATCGGAGCATTTCGTGCTTCGCGCCACGTTTGCGGACGGCTATTTCAGAGGCGATCCCGTAACGGCAGTGACGGCGCGAAGTACTGTGGGCTTTTCCCTTCCGGGATATTCCCACGCTCGCGGGACGGTCGGCATCCTCGGGCAGACGAGATCGGTCAGACTCCGAAACGGCGGCGACGTTCCTGCGGGCTTCGTCGCAGAGTTTAAGCCGACGGCGACAGTCCCCGGCTTCAGGCTGGAGAACGCTGCCACGGGCGAGTACGTCGCGTGCTCCCACAGCTTCGGTACGGGAGACTCTGTCAGAGTCTCAACGGTGCCGGGCGATCTTCGCTTCAGCGTGATAAGAGGCGGCCGCGAGATAAACCTCACCGGCTTTGCCGACAAGGGCTCGACTCTCTTTTGCCTCCCGACGGGCGAGAGCGTCCTCACCTTCGGAGAGGGCACTGCATTTGACGGCAGTGTCACCTTCAGGGAATCCTTCGTGAGCTTTTGAGGTGGCACGATGGAGATAGTAAGAATTTTCGGAAGAGCCTTTGAGGAGCTCGGCATCACGGGCGACTTCACCTCCCTCTCCTACACGGAAGATTTCATCGAATCGGGCAATGCGACGCTCGTGCTCCCGATGACGTCGGCTGCCGCCGCACTCATCATCCCCGACGGATACGTCGAGACTCCCGCGGGAGTGATGTACAGGGTGGAGACGGTGGTGCGTGACTCCGAATCGGGCACGGTCCGTGCGGACTGCACGGGACTCACGGCCCTTCTTCGCGGCACGGTGATCGCGGAGGAATACACCGTCTCGGGCAGCGTGTGCGGCATAATGTCACGTCTCGTCAGAGACGCCGTACAAAATCTCCCCGAGAGCCTTCGGCTGAATATCCCGGACGACGGCAAAACGGTCACGTTTTCCTCGGGCAGATCGTACCTGTACGACGATCTCGTGAGCCTCTGCCACCTCGGCGGAGTCGGAATGAAGCTGGAGTACGACGGCGAGTCCCTCGTTTTCTCCGTCCTCACGGGCAGAGACAGACGCGAGGGCACGGATGATCCCGTCATCATGTCCGATTCTCTCGGCACGTGCGAGGCGGGAACGCTGACGCTGGACCTCTCATCCTACAAGAACGTGGCAGTCGTGACGGGCACGGAGCGCGAAGACGGCGGCAGATACACCGTGACCGTCCGCGCAAACGAGGTGGAGCTTGACGGCACTTTCCCCGACAGTGCCTACTTCGACAGATGCGGATGGGTGAATTTCACCGCACCCGTGTCGGGGTACATGTACGAGGGCGAGGACGGCAAGAAGCATCTTGACGAGGCGGCGTACACAGCCGCGATGAGACGGTCGGGTGCGGCATACCTCGGGCGGATGAGACCGCGTGCATGGCTGTCGGTGACGGCAGACCTTGACGGCACGGCGCTCCTCGTGGGCGATACCGTCAGGATGTACGACGAGGACTCGGGGATCAGCCGCGACGCAGTCGTGAGACGAATAGAGACCGTCTATGACGGAAACGAAAAAACGGTGAGAGGGGAGCTTTGCTCCGTGTCCGATACGGACATCCTCACACAAAACTGACAGAAAGGATAAATACTCTTGGAAAAATCATTTTTCTTTAACGCTGTCGTCACCAACGGAGTGGCAGACAGAACATACAGTGCCGAGGATCTCGCCGAAAGAGAGTCACGACTTCTCTCCGACGGCGTGATCGGCAACGAATCACTTGAGGTCGTCGCGGGATCGGGCAGAAGCGTGTACGTGAGCACGGGTGCCGCAATGATCCGCGGCTATACGTACCTCAATACGGGGGTGATGGAGGTGCATCTGGACGAGGTGGCAGAGCCTCTCGGCAGAATCGACACACTTGCGCTGAAGCTCGACCTTGCCGCAAGGATCATCACCATGACGGTCACGAAAGGTGAAGCGGCAGCAGCCCCCGTTTCAATCATGCCGAAGGGGGATGCCACCACCCACTATCTCCCGATAGCGGAGGTGTACGTGAGTTCAGACGGCATCGTGGAGAGCGAGCACATCACGGACAGACGAATCCTCTCCTGCTACGCAGGCTCGAAGGACGATATCTTCATGATGCTCCGCGAGTACATCGGCGAGCTTGATCCGCTGAAGGCGGATGAGACGAAGGCAGTGCGAAAGGTCCTCTCCACCGTCAAAACGGACGGTGACGGAGAGCTCGTGCTCTGTGCCGACGGCAAATACAGACGCGTGAATACCCTTCACCGCGAGGTGGCACGCGACTTCACCGCACCGGGAGACTACCGTCTCTTTCTCATCGACGTCCCCTCGGAGGGCGACGTCTACGATATAGAGATCCAGGGCGCAGGCGGCGCAGGCGGAGCCTACAACGGCAGCGGTGCAAGAGGCGGCGGAGGCGGCGCGGGTGCGTACCTCACGGTGACCGGAGTACACCTTAACCGTTCAAGCTGCAGTATCAGAGTCGGACGCGGCGGCGAGGGCGTCCCCGGAGGAGACGGTGAGGACGGCGAGGCGTCTTATTTTGACGGATTCGTCGCAGCAGGAGGCCGCGGCGGAGAAGGCGGCAGCTCAGCCGGAGGCGGCATGGGCGGCATCGGATTCTATAACGGCGGCAATGGCACGGACGGCACGGCCGCCGACGACGGCATCATCCATGCGACCTGCGGCATGGGCGGCGATTCCAAATTCGGATTCGGTGCCAAAAGCACGGTCGGAGACGGCGCCGTCCAGGGCAATCCCGCAGACATCTACGGTGCAGGCGGCTCCGGAGCGACCTCAGCTAAAGGCACCTTCGGCAAATCGGGCGGACGCGGCGGCAACGGCAGAGTCACCGTCTACAGATACGTCCGCGACGTAGCGGAGGCAGAGGCATGACGGGTATTCTTGAGAACAAAGTAACACTTGACGTGAGGCGTCCCGGAGTGCAGGCAAGACTGCTCGTGAGACAGGGCGACGCACTCGTTCACAAAATAAAAATAGCCCTTGTGCAGAGCGGCCGCGGCCTCATCACGGGAAACGGAGTGTGGGCGACCGTCACAGCCGAGCTTCCCGACGGAGGTGCAGTCTCACAGGACTGCACGAGATGCGCCGACGGCACGTTTGAATTCACCCCGGGTGCGGGCTTCTTCACCGAGTCCGGCCCCGTAGTCTGCCGACTCACCCTGAGATCGGCGGACGGTGCGGAGATGTACTCTCCCGCATTCGCATTCGACGCGGAGTCCACCTTCGACTCCGACAGCGCACCCGTGGCAGAGGCGTATTCAAAGGTAGCGGAGCTTCTCACCCGTGTTGAAAAGCTCCGTGAGGAGTGCGAGGAGATCTGTGCAGAGTGCGAGGAGATCGCCGACAGCGTCGGTGATACCGCTACGGTCAAGAACTCCGTTACCACGAGAGATCACATCCTCATCTACAACACCGCCACGGGTGATCTTGAAAGGATCCCGTGGTCGTCGCTCAGAACGGTGATCCGCAGCTACGTCGACGGAAACGTCTATTCTGCGGGAATGGTCGACGAGGCAAATACGGGCTACGTGGCGATCATCCCCGAGCTTGAGGATGACGATTACATCGTCGTCGGCCGTGAGCACGAGGCACTCGCGGCACGCGTTGCCGCCCTTGAGGAGAAGGTGACGGCGTGACGTGGGAAATCGCCCTTGGAATATTCTCTCTCGCGGCATTCGTCCTGTCCGTCATCACGATGGTGACGAAGGTGACCTCGGCAGTGTCACGCCTGAATGAGAGCGTGGACAATCTGAACCGCACCATCGACGAAATGCGACAGCGTTCACACGAAACACACACGAAGCTTTACGGGATCGTGAACGATCACGAGACGAGGATCCGCATCCTTGAGAAGGGAGAGGAGAAATGAAGCTTACAAAGAAATGGCTGAGGGCGGCGGCTGTCCGTGCGGCAAAGACTATTGCACAGACTGCCGTTGCCACCATCGGCACGGCATCGGTGATGGGGGACGTGAACTGGATCGCTGTTCTGTCTGCGGCGGCTCTGGCAGGGGTACTTAGTATGCTGACAAGTGTGGCGGGACTGCCGGAGGTGAAATAACGGACGAACGCAGTTCGTCCCTACGGGTATGTATATTGTCTGTAGGGGAGATCTGTGATCCCCCGAATAAGAAAGGAGTAATATGGTAACTTATAAGGGAATTGACACGTCCCTCTGGCAGGGGGCGATCGACTGGAAGAAAGCGAAGGCTGACGGAGTGGAGTTCGCAATAATCAAGGCATCCCAGGGCAGAACTAAGACTTACGATCAGCCTTTCACCGATCCGAGATTCCACGAGAGTGCGAAGGGAGCAGCCGCAGCGGGGCTGTATTTCGGTGCGTACCACTACCTCTGTGCGAGAGATCTCACAGAGGCGAGGGCCGAGGCGAAGTATTTCACCGAGCTTCTCATGCCGTACAAGCACCAGATGCAGCTCTGGGCGGCGGTGGACGTGGAGGATGCCTCCATCGCGGCACTGACGCAGTCTGAGCTGACCGCTATCGTCGCAGAGTTCTGCCGCATCGTGAAGGATGCAGGGCTGCGCCCGATGGTGTACACAAACACCAACTGGCTGGAGTGGGCGAAGGAGTTCGTGCCGCCTGAGGGTGTCCCCATCTGGCAGGCGCACTACGGCCGTGCCGATCACCCTGCAGGTGCAAAGATATGGCAGTACACCGACAAGGGAGATGTTGACGGCATTGCAGGAAGCGTGGACATGAACGAGGGCATCGACATCATCGGAGATGCCAACGGTGACGGCCGTGTGAATCTTGCGGATGCGAACGCCATGCTGCGGCATATCGCAAAGCACAACAACAAGATCGACGAGGGGCAGGCGGACGTAAACGGTGACGGCTACGTCACACTGTCGGACGTGGCAGGGCTCCTCAAGAAGCTGACGGGGTGGAAGTAACGCCACCCCGTCATATTGACATATCGGTTGATATTTGGTAATATGTATTTGTAAAAACAACCGCAAAGGAGCCTGACTCATGAAGAAACTTACTGCAATGCTTATCCTTGCCGCAATGCTTCTCGCATCATGCGCCGGCGATGCCAATACCGCGACAAATACCACCGAAATCACCACCGTAGAGGAGGGGTCTGCCCTCCCGTCCGAGACCACCGAAACCACCGCCGAATCTGCTGATACTACGGTGCTTACCACCGTAGAAACCACCGAGACCGTGACGGAGGAACCGATCGATATAGAAGAGCTTCTCTCAGATTACACCGTGTATGACGTGACGACGGAGACGTATCTCGCGCCGCTTAATAATACCGATAAGCCCGAAAAGATCGCTCTGAGGTTTACTGATTTTGACGGTCTGCTGTTTTTCGCAGATTATACCTTGTCCGAATACAACGTACACTGCTATTATATTACACGCATTTATTCAAACGGTGTTGATATTCCCGTGCTGTCCGAACAGTTTGAGTATGGTTATATCGGATTTAGTATAAAAAGCATAAACGGTACAATGTTTATTGAATACAGCAACGGAAATGGCACGTGCGGTCAATATTACATAATACGAGATAGTGCTTATTATTTGTTGGAAAACAACCCATCAAAAACAGGGTACGTATTACACGTTTACATGGATGATGACGGGGAGTTGACGTATCAAAAAACAGCGCAAAAGTATTATGTGTTCGATTTTGAAGCATTTCTTATGGCTTATGAATCCGATGATGATTTTTATGAGGAAACAGGTAGTGTTACCTTTGAGAACGGAGAAGCAGTCCTTGTTCCGAATAAGGTCAAAATCATCGGCGACGGTCATACTTGGAGTGATACGGTCGACAGATTTTGCGAGTATTACGGAGTTGATTCCGTCGGAGAGCTTGCAAAGCTGTATAAGCAGTATGTTACTGAGGGAAAAGGAAGAGAGTTTATGGAGCTCTCTTTCCCCAAGTTCGATATAAACTCCGAGGAGTGTCTTATGTACAGACTTCTCGGTATGACGGTGGAGGAAATCGAAGCGGAGTTTGGGAAACTTGAATTGTATGCAATCATAGCTGGGGGCACACCGTGTTATCAGCTCACTGATCTCGGAATACTTTTTTACTTTTCGAGTTATTATTCTGATGACTTCAATGAACCTCTTCCGAGAGACTTGGTTCCTGTATTCATAGAAACGAATGGTTACAACGATATTATATACCCATGTGTATATGAAGGAATGGATTCCAAAGAGCTTATTGAAATGATAGGAATTGATGAGTTGAATTACTCTATCTTTGAAATCGGTGGAGGGTTCGTATCAGAGCATAATATTAACGGAAGAGTTATCCATATCAGGTGGGACTTATCTGAGGAGGATATGGAAGACTTTATAAACGTGTTTTATACCGGTAATGTTAATGAACGAGATCCAATGCTCGAGGATATTGCTGCCAAAATGAAGTCCGGAGAGATTAGGACAAAAGTTATGAATATTTTTGTGTTCAAATAA